TACATTCTTCCATTGCGATTTTTGATTTCGCCTTGGAGGAATACACCTTCAATGTATAACTTCTTACCTGCGCCTTTGCCTTCGGTAATGATTTTTACGTTTGAAATTTCTTCTGTGATAAGTTTCATTTCTATTATGCTAAGACTGGATTGTTGTTTTCGTCGTGTCTCTGGTATGTTCCAACACCAACTGGATTACAATTTTCATCATGTCTTTGATATGATGAAATTACTCCTACTGGATTACAATTTTCATCATGACGAACATAATCTGAATTGAAATCTTCATATGTAAGCGTGGACCATCCTTCAGTTCCACCAAAGCGAGTTACTGTTGTAAATCCTGGTTGAGGTGACACAGGATTGCAGTTTTCATCATGGCGAATGTAAACCATCAGAGTTCTCCTTCTTCTCCTTCAGTATCTTCTTCAGATTCAGGGGACTGATCAAACATTGAAGCAGCGACTTTAGGACGCAATGCTTCAATCTTTTCGGCAGCTTTTGCCATCAGTGCATTTGAAATTTCATCCGCAATTTCGGATGCTTTCGCACCCGTTGCAATTGCATTAACAACGTTTTCCATGTAAATTGATATATTAATATCAATTATTTATATTTTACCGCCTTTGGGTTCTGGTAAAACTGCTGTTTCTTCTGGATCTGCTTCCATTGCAGCGGGATCGATAGGAACTTCTCCTCCCTCCCCAGCAATTGCATCACCACCTTCGGGAGGTAAAGGTTCTCCCGTAATTGGATCTACAGATGATGGATCAGGAATAATTCCTTTTTCAATTTCATCCTCAATTTGCTCATCAATCTCAATGATTTCCGAATCAGTTTGACGTAGAACTTTCTTTCTTACATATTCGGTAGAATAATACTTACCGATGTATGGTTCGATAGTTGCAAGAATACCCAATCTGTTTTGGAGTAGCTCTGCTTCTTTCAGTTCTGCAAATTGATTATCGTATAGGAAATCATACTGAATATGATCGCTAATCTTCTCCCAATCTTCAGGAGCAATGATATTTTTGAGAATTAGTTGAGTCTTCAGAATATCATTGAAAAGATTTGCAAATCTCTTTCTAAGTCTTCCTACAAACTTAGCAAAGTTCAGTTCATCTCTTAGAATTTCTGAAGATCTGCCGAGATTAAATCCATCTCCGCCACCAGGCATTCTGGTTTCGGGAACGGAAAGAGATCTGTATAGTTTCTTTTGGAAGTATTCGATATCTGAGAGTTCTCCCAGATTCTGACCGCCAGGTAGGGTAGTGATCTCAGTACCGCGACCACCTTCTCTTCTGGGCAACCAGAAATCTTCCATCATGGACATAAATTTGCGATCATCACGGATTTCTCCCGTGTTTGCATCGTAAACTTGCTTGTTACGATAACGCATCATAACGTCCTTAAGGTATTGCTCTGCTTTTACCTTAGGAAGATTGCCAACGTCGATATAGAAAATTCTACGTTCTGGTGCTCTCGAAAGTCTGTAAATGACCAGAGAGTCTTCAATCATTCTTAGTTGGTTAAGGGATTTGATACCCTTGTGCAAATAAGAAAGCACCGTATTTTTATTTCTATCAACTAAACCAGAGGTTACATGTGCAATTGAATCTTTTGCAATCATAATAGATTGCTTTGCTTGATTCAATCCAGGAGCACCTCCAAGACTTTGAGAGTAAATATAATGTTCTTCAATTTCTGGATAATCAATATTAGCATTATTTCTCGCTAAAGGTCCTCTAAGTGCAGGACCTGGATCTCCTTTATGCTCTCTTTTTTCCTTTCTAATATGTTTTAGTTTTAGAGGATCGATATATCTAAGTTCTTTAATACCTTCTTCTGGGTTATCTACATCAATAACTTTTAGATAATAAAGTCTTCCATCAATATACCAATTTCTAAAAATTTCATGAGACTTTTTATCAAAGTCCATGATTTCTTTGATTGTTTTAAATTCTTCTCTAATCGCTTTTTTAAGTCTTTCGCTAGCGTTTAGATTTGATAATTCTACTTCTACGGGAGAATCATATAGATCACTAACAATAGCTTCATTGACAATATCTTCAATTGCCTTATCACATTCTGGATGCAAAGACATTTCACGATATCTTCTAATGAGATCGTACTCTGTCTTGTAGACACCTTCAATGTCTACATATTGCCCATAAAATCCAGATTGAAGATAGAAATCAACCCCGTCCTCATTATTCTGAGGAACGGGGGATACTATGCCTTTTGATTTTTTTTCGTTATCTTCAATCGAAAACCCAAAAAGTCTCGCCATTTTATAGTGACCGAATTACCGTTACTTCAACTATTTAGTTGATGTCGTCGCCGCCTGCTGCAGGACCTCTACCCTTGGTTGCTTCCCACCAATGAACTTGCATCTCAACAGTAAACTCCTGAATGCCTTCCGTATCATATGAAAGGTTGATTGGGGAGATATTTGTTGGGAAAAGATCGTAGAAATGATAGGATCTTAGGGTGTCTCCATTACGATCAAGCTGATAGACATAAGCATCTGCTTGATATGATGCTGGATCGGTAGAACCAGTGTTATCAGAGACTCTATTGATTGCATTCATCCACTTTTCGAAAGCGGAACGAATAGCAAAGTCGGTGTCGTTGATAATAGTAACTGTCCAACTATCAAAGGTTCTGTCTCCAGCAACGTGGAGAACACGACCTCTGAATGGAACAGTGATGTCAGAGATGTTGGAAGCAGGTAGATTTGCTGCCTTTACTAAGAATCTTGACTTATCAAGAACTTCAGAACTTGCTGGTGCAAGTGCTGGGAAGTTGAGAACAACTTCGAACAGATTACTTCTTGCACCACCGCCTGTCAGCTTACTCTTGAAGTCGGTAATCTTTCTTAGTGGGGGTGGATTGATTTGATTTCTGGTTGCCATTTTTAGTTTCCTCTAAGATTTATAATTAAGTAAATTAAACGTTACCGATTACTTCTTCAAAAGCAACACCCGTGCGAGTAGCAACGAATGTTAGACCGATGAAGTTGATAGATCTTGCTGGTTTGATAAAGATGTCAGCAACAAATTCGTTGTTGTCAATAACAGCAGCAGTGTTGTTTGTTTCATCGCAAACAACGACATAATCCGAAATACCTCTCTTCGCCTGAACGTCGCGGAGGAATGGTTCAATGATATTTACAAAGTTTGTTCTTGTAATCTCATCGTTGAACTCGAAGAGTTGATCTTTTGCAGCAGCAGAGATTGCATCCTCAAGATAGAGGAACAGTCTGCGAACGTTGATGCGATCGAATGCAGAAGACTTAGCGAGTGCAGTCTTATCACCGAATAGAACAATGCCAGCACCAGGAGAAAGGATAACTGGGTTAACTCTATTTGAATAGAGAACGTCTCTTTGTGTTTTATTTGGATTGTATACCAACTTAACTGCGTTAAGGATTGAACCTCTTGCAGTTCCTGCAGGTGAGAACCATGGGAAGTTGTTGATATCATTTCTTGCACAAGTTCCAGCGATGTCTCCGTTCAGAGGTACATATCTGAAAGTATTGGCAAATCTGTCATACATGTATTTGTATCCGCTATCGAATACTGCGTATGAAGAAGATGGAAGAGGTGCATAGAAATCAAGGACATTATCTGTCATTGTTGTTGTACTGGATACAACTTCTTGGTCTGCACCAGTATTGTTCAGGAATGCCTGTCTATGAGGAGAGATGAATGCGATAGCATCTTGTCTTTCTTCAGCAACAGCGATTAGTTTAGATGCAACTGCTTGAGTTGCTTCTTTGGTTGCCTCAGCACCGCCCATGATCAGGAAGTCGATGTCGTATTCTTCAGTGTTAGTGAAGAGATCATAACCTCCTACTCTATCTGCAAGTGCAGAAGTTAGTGCAGTTGAAGAAACACCAGATGTTGTAGAATCATAATCAGCACCAGTGCTTAGAACGTAAGAAGTATTTCCTACACCAGAGAAGACGATTCCTTCTGCTGCTTGATCCCATCCATCATCTGCCTGCAGTGTAAATCCAGAACTAAAACCAGTAGTTGTAATTCCAGCAGGTGCTCCTCCAGCAAAGATATACTGGGAACCATTTGCAATATACTTTCTCCAGTATGCGGGAGATCCGACAGAGAATACTGCATCAGTTGCTTTGGAAAGTGCTAGGTGCTTCTCAAGAACAGTTCCAACAGTTCCAGTAATAGAACCATCGCTATCGATGACTACAACGTGAACTTCGTCATGTCTTGCGTTTCTTGCTTCAGCATATGCAGAAGTACCAGGTCTAGGTGCAATGCTGTTCCACTTAATAGTAGTGGTGCTTACGCCTGCTGAAGAAACTTCGATTGTTTGTGCATCGAACCAATCCGTTGCAACATCATAGGTTGTGCTTTCATATGCCATAGCATAACCATTGGTGTGAACTCCAAGAGTTCCCCCAGATGTTGCAAATGCCCAAGTGCTGTTTGGAGTGTAATCTACTCTAGTTTCAGTTCCTGCAGCGTCAACATAAGAGTTGACTTTAACTTTGATGGTGCTGTTTCCGACACCAACTTCAGTAATGACGCCTTTTAGCATAGCGCCTTCTAGACTTGAAGTTGTACCAGAACCGATTAGAGTTTTTCCATCTAAGGTTTGAGTTACACCGTATCCAACTTGATATGATGATGTATCGATACCAGTTAGGATTTGGTCTGCAGCTCCATCGATGATCGCAACTTGTAGAGAGTTGCCCCAGGCACCAGGATCTCTTGCTGCAACAACGATACCGCTAATAGTGTTGTCGTCAAAACCTCTAGTTACATAGTCGTCCAGACTATTAAGAGTGATGCTAGAAGCAGTTCCTGCTTTTGCATTGGTTAGTGATGAACCAGACGCTCTGACTACTCTTAGTCCTCCGCCATAAGCAAGGAAAGATGAGGCAGCGAGCCAGTGCTCATAATGATTACCGTACTGGGATGGTCCACCGAAGGTGTCCAGTAGCTCCTGTTCGTTTTCAATTAAGGTTGGCTGATTGACGGGACCCTTAGTGAAAGGTGCTACGATTGCGCCAATCTTGTCAGTGGTTGGGTCAATTCTACCATTGGTAAGATCAACCTCTCTTACCACAATGCCAGGAGATGCTAAGTTTAGTGGCATCTTTATGTCTCCTACAAGTCCAGAATTATTCTGAAATTATTTATTGAAAAGGGTATTTTCAGCGGGGAAACAGTGCATGAACAGACTACCAGTCAGGATATTCCCATTTATCAAAAACTCTATTCGTCATTCTATTTGCTACAACTCTCTTTATAGTACATTCCTTACACTCATATGAGTATGCTGAAGGCAAAGTTCCCTTACCCTTTCTAATCAAATAAAAATCCGATACTAGATCTTTCTTTTCTCCACAAGTTCTACACTTTCTTTCGCAAAAGAGTAAATGTTCTAAATTTAACTCCTTGTCTAAATCCATCAAAGATAATCCCACATATAAGAGCGATCTCCATATTCATCTACATTCCAAACTTCCATAGACTCTGTTGGATTTTCTTTTGTCCATATATCAGTTCCATCCATCATAACAACTTCATCGTCCAAACCATCAGATAAGAATCCAAATGGTGCCATGTCTTGTTCGATTTGATTTTTCTGCTCTTCATATATTCTCTTTCTTACATCATTATCAGTCATCTCTTTGAAATAATCTTGAGCGACTAACCAACAGAAAATAACCAAGCACATTGCAAGGTCA